ACTTTCTATCTTTGCACCTTTGATCACAGGCGCACTAATCTCAGTACCAGCTATAAGCCTATCACCAGCAACAGTGCCTTTAGCGACAATAGAGCCATTAACTTGCAAGGCTACAGTTACCCAAGAAGAGCCATTAAACTGCCTAGCTTGAGAGTCAGTACCATCAACTCTTGTCTGAGTGAAGATGTCTCCACTAACAGGGTCGCGACCTACTAGGGCACTAAAGAGGCTGTTAGCTGTTGATGTTGTCCATGAGATAGCTGTGTATGTGGATCCGTAAAATCCTGCTCCTGTTGCACCATCCTCGGCTGCACCAACTCTACCAACTGCTATGTAGTCTAAGTCAAACGTCCGTATACCCCGACCTCTTGGAAAGTCGATACGTAGACCACTTATAGTGCTTGTGATCCAGTCATCTCCTCCGTTTGTTAACTCTCTCATATCAAAATTAATAGTTACCCACTCATTTTGAGGAAGAGTTACTGGAGAGATCAGCTTTTTATATGCTTCTTGCCATCCGTGAGAACTTGTAACATAGAATATTTGGGCATTTGTTGAAAACGTTTCCCCTTTATTCCTGACCCTCATTGATATTATACTATCTTTTGAGCCATCTACTGATAAACCCCCCCGAATTATCTGAGTGGTACTATCCTGTGTCGTTAACTCAATATACGTGGCTTTTTGTTCCCAAGTCATATCAACAAGGTCCCAACCTGAAAGTCCATTTGTGAAGTCATAGTTAAGTGTTGCCACTATACTTTCGGCATCTTTACCCGCTTCACCATCATCCCCTTTAAATCTCGACCAAGTATAATCCCCCTTTACATCAGATTCTGTAGGAGTTAGCCTATTAGGTGCGATACCTATATATAAAGTATTCTCATTAGGCTCTTGGTATAAATCAGTACCATCTGCAAAGTCTGAGTAAGCTATCCAAGTGTAGTAAGTTGTACCATCTTCACCTGTATCACCCTTCACGCCATCAGTACCTTTGATAAGTGACCAAGTGTACAAGTTAGGATCGTTAAGTTCTATAGGACTTGCCTGATTATATGCAAAACCAATGTATTCTTTATTGGTTGGAGAGTTACTTATGCCACCTCCACTAGATGTATCAGCATAGCGTATCCAAGTATAGTAAGTTGTACCATCTTCACCATCCTGTCCCGCTACACCCTGTGGACCTTCGTCACCTTTTATAATATATTCAGCAGGAGCAGACCATCCACTTTTCACCCAACTTCCATTGCTTTGTTGTGAATATTTTGTTGTTGAAATATAAGTGATTGCACCTTCTGCAAAATAAGGGGTATCTCGCCAACCACTAGGGAATGTCTCTGTTGTTCCATTGAATGTACCACCTGTCGGTAAAGGTGGTGTTCCTGTAGAAGATGTTTTGTAAACGTTACTTACAAAAGAACCATCTAGGCCATCAAAGTAATCTATACCTTTGATAGGTGTGTATCCCTTTTCCCCGTTAGATACTGTTACACTATTTCCTGCGCCATCTGTGATTGTATATGTACCATCACCATTATCAGTAGCAGTAGGTATAGGTGCATCCTCTCCATCAAAGATAGTTGCAGTCTCTGTACCATTTGTGATTGTGTATGAACCATCTGGGTTGTTAATTATTTCAGGAGTTGCGCCTGTTATCCTTGAAAGATCTCTCCATGAACTTCTCACACCATTGGTAACTGTAGCTGTGCGTCTGAATATATCTCCAGTAGTATAATCATCGTGCCAGTTTGTTGACCCATCTACAGAATATTGATAAACCTCATAGATAGTATCTCCATCTAAAGCACGTATATCATCTTCCGACTCAACAGTGTATCCGCCTACAACAACATTTCCCGTAAATACCCACTTGTTCAAATCCGCTCTATACTGTAAGGCAGGGTTTCCAGCGGAGTCATCAAACTGAACCACATCACCTTGAAACCGTAATCCATTTGTAGATGAGTCAGCGGTAATACCTGTGACTATGGTTTTTCCATCTACAGTGTTACTTACACCAAGGTATGCTCTACTTGACACAACACCTAGCTCATCAACAGTAGAATCTAATAATAATTGTGCATCAGATACTTCACCTTGAGTGTTAACCACTTCTGTCTCAAGTGCAGCTAATGATTGGGCTGTTCCATCTGCTTTTGCGTCAGTATTTAGTATAAAAGTTGCATTGGCATCCACTTGACCTTCTATAGTACCAATAGATGCAGAAAGTTCTGTTATCTGTTGTGCAAGTGCTTGAGAATCGTTTGCAAGAGTTTTAGTCTGTGTATCTATTGTAGCAATAGAATCTCCTAAAGTCAAGTCTCTGTTACGTTGATCAAGGAGTTTTAATTCAGTGTAAAATTGAGCTTCTTCTAAATCACCACTTTCTATTTGAAGACGGTTAATACTTAACAATTGTGTACGAATACTTGCACCGTCAATAGTACTAAGTTCTTGGTTGATAGTGTTAATACTTCCATTAAGACCTTCTAACTGATCATCAATCCCCCCCTCTTGCGCGTTGAAGCTAGTGAGGGTGGTTGTTATGTTGGCCTCTGCTGCATCTACCCAAAAGCTTGCAGTATTAGCTTTACCAATAGTTCCTTGCTCGTTTAGTACATTCTGGGTAGCCTTCAAAGATATTATAGCTTCCTCACCATCTAACACTTGGGTTACGTTGTTAAGTGTTACCGAGTTTTCATCGTAAAAAGTTGTTGTTACAAAGCTAGTAAGCTGACCTTCAATAGCGTTTACATCTATACCTAATTGGTTAACTTGTGCTGTAATACCATCAAGGGCTTCTAATTGTGCAGAAGGCTTACCTATTGTAATACTTTGTATTTCGAATTCATCAGATACAGATCCACCAAGGATTAATCTTAAACCTGTTACTGTTCCTGTGTAAGAAGCTTCTTCTGCTAAATTTAAAATTTTAACACTTGTTCCGTCTAAGGGTATGTCTTCTATAACACCAGTATAAGTTTCAGCAGAGTTATCATCAAAGAATACAATTAAATCCCCAGTGTAACCAACACCACTTGTTCTAGCTACTGTTAGTGTTATTACGGGATTATCATCTGCCGAATAAGAAAGTGTTTGATTTTCAATATCACCCCATGTAGTAAGTATCTTACTATTACCTTGAGTGATAGCACCATTTACCGCAGACCAACCTTCTGATGAGTTGAAAAATCCAAAAGAGTAAGCTGGGATAACTGCATCAAGAGCACCGCTTACATATTCTGTCATCTCTGTGTAGCTTGCTTTAATCTCCACCTGACCTGCAAGCACTTCTATACTTGAATTTGCATCTTGAACAGAATTACCTAAATCTACAATCTTTCCAGCATTAATACTAACCTTCGCATCTACACCATTAATCAAAATACCTGCTTGGGTGAATTGAGTATCTGTGTAAGAGTAAGCTTTTAGGTTGATTGTACCATTTTCAGGATTAACCTCAAAAACCGCATTAGTGATATCATTTTCAAACTCAGAAGTCTTTCTTCTAAATTCAGCTAAAGATGCTGCTGTGTCGAATAATGCGCGATCTGACTCTTTACGGCTAAGAACCTCTAAATTTAACTGAGGTTTAAACTCTCCATCAATAAAATCTCTCATTGCAAGAATATCATCTATTGCGTTGTTAGTTTCTTCTCTTAGGTCGTCAACTTCTGAATTTATACCGCCAATAATATTAATAACTTCTTCTTGGTTATTTTCTATTATCTTAATAATTTCATCTGTTTGATCACCTGCTTCAACATAATCACTGATAGAAGATGCCATAATTGTAAACATTTCGTCATTCGGGTTATTACCGTCACTAACATCTAACTCTGTTATTCTCTTTAAATTTGCAACAAAATCTGTCAATGATTGTGCCATCGTATCTCCTAGTATTAATCTTTCAAAGTATCCAATCTAGCTTTCAATGCTATAAGTTGGGTCTTTGCTCCCATAGGGCTTGTTCCATAAATAGTTGCTGTAAGATTATCTGCTACAATCTGAGTCAGTTCACTTAAAACTGAGACTAATTCTTCTGTACCATTTTCTAATCTTATTTTACCATCGAGCAACTGAATCTTTGTATTCTTGTCGTTCTCTATTACAACATCTCCATCAGGCGACATTGTAATTTTGTTAATTAAACTACCATTCTCATCTTCATAGCGTAACTCTACGTTCTCTGTGGAAGCCTCCAAGGAGTTACTTTTACTTTTTAATCCTAGGATAGCTATTGCATCATTATAATCGTGGAAACGTTGTGTAGAGGGTTGGGAGGGCAATTTCCCACTCACCCACCACGTATCAAATGCACGTTGAGAAAAGATAACCAAACAGCTATCACCTTTGTTCACAGGGAACGTTAAACTACCACCACCACTAGAAGGAAACATCACTGGCACACTAAATATATCAGCTTGTCTACGGGTAACACCATCTTTGTCCATATCATACATAACAGGACGAGCTACAATAGTTTGATTTACGTTATCATAAGAAACTACAGTACATGGTATTGCTGTGGAAAGGTCTTCTCTATCAAAGGCTATCTTTTCTTCTATGATTTCTGGAAGGGTAGGAGCGTTGTTATTATTGGACATAAAAACTCCTTTACTAATCTATAAAACTATTATAACATGTTTTTAAATATTATGCATCTATCTGCTTGCAGGACATACTTGTGTCATAAACACCTTGACGGTAGTTTATATTGTGACTACAAGAGAGGATCTTATACACACCTTTGTATACTCCATCCAACACTTCTATCTGCTTGTCAACATTGAATCTTGAGTCCAGAGGGACACTTATATCAATACCTACATCCACTTTACTATTGGTGGTTCCTGTACTGCTGGATTGCTTCCTCACAAAGTAAATACTATCTGTAGTAACTTGATACCTTTCTACAACTTTAGTAAATGATGCAGGGTGAATAAATAATCTTCCGTTTACAATGTAATGTACATAACCTATACTTTTACAAATACGTTTTAACTCGTTAATAAGAAATCCATTTAAAGAATAACCCATTTCAAAAACGGTTTCTGGTGGACGTTTCAATTGCACATAGTCTACAATTTCATTGTCCGACACTTGAGCTGTATATTGCCCCAGTGGGACACCAGATTCCTGATATCTTGCTATAATGTATCTCAACACTTTATCGGCAGTCGTCTTTTCAGGGAAGGATTTAACCACTCTCAAGGAATTGTTAGGGATATAACCTTCACCACACACTAATTCTGTAACAGTATCTTGTCCTTCTGTTTTAGTGGTAAAAGATTTAACTTGTCCTGAAAAAACAATCCCTATTTCTTCGTCAGAGTAATATCCTGCTTTTAAGATAACATAGTTATTAACCTTTTCTACAATATCTAGGGTTTCTGAGGACAGGTTGTATAGTTTTAAAGTGGTAGTACCTGAGGAACCGTTGGCTTTAGATCCAACTCTTGCTTGCAGATCACTTTCTGTTATTTCAACCGCATTCTTAGTAACTGTTAAATAATCTTGTTCATTTGGGATAAGGAGATTACCTATTACTTCCTCCTCAGTAACTACTTTAGAGGTAATGGTAGTGACAGGAGGCTCTCCTATCACAAGGGAGTATTTCCTTTTAAGAAGTGGCACTTTCCACCTCCGCATCACTTACATACCAAATTTGATATGCCTTTGTTGTCCCAAAATTATCTCTGTTCATAGGGGTTCTTGTTCCTGTTGTGTTTACACAAAAAAGACTACCTCCTATTTGTTCAGTGAGTTCCAATGAAATATTAGACATATTCGTAGTAGATGTAAGTCTTCTTCCTACTAGGAGATTATCTTTGTTAACATCGAGGATATCAATTATCCAATTATCTCTTGTATAAGCTGTGGAAAATGAGAATTGAACGAAGAATGTAACCCCGTTCAAAGTAACCCTTTGTTGCTGAGAATCTAAATCGTCAACACGGATAACTAGCGGTTGAAAATTTGCTGTTGCCATTGTTATCCTCCTGTAGTGGTTTGTCCAATGACGGATTTAATTGAAGGTTTACTGTTAACTTCGTCCAATTCATAATCAACAACACTATCAACTAAGAAGGAAGTGCCTGTCCTACTCACCTCAAAGTCGCCTTGTTGCAAAGTACTGTTAGATTGTGTTCGTTGGGTATCAACATCGGATTTCAATGCAGGAAGTGGTTCAGGTACTGCAACAACAGTAGCTCTATTGGTGAATTGAATCTCTTTAAAAGTGAAATTAACTCGCCAACCACCAACACCTTCTGAGGAAGTTTTACTTATATCAAAAGTGGTGATCTGACAATTCAACACGGATTGGTTTTCTGCAAATACATCAACTAGAACAGGAGGTACTTCTGACCGCAAACCTTCTATCTCTTTTATAAATTGATCCGTATCTCCTGAACCAGAAGTGTTTTTTATATTAGTGATTATTCCTGTAAAGTTAACCGTTGCGTTTTCTAAATAGGAATTATCTGTGAGTGATTTACCTGATTCAACTCGTCTATTTGTAGCAATAAGAGGTCTGCTGATTGAGACCTCTGTAGTTGCCGATAGTTCATAAGCTTCGTCAGTATCTTGTCTAGTTATGTAGAACTTAGTTACTGCCATTTTAAATTATCTTCCTCTTGCTGCATTGGTTATACCATTTAGGACATCCACTGCAACATCTTCACTAGGTGCATCTATTTGGATGTATTGAGTGACATTTGCTGCGGGTTGTGCTTTTGGTGTGTCAGAACCGAAGAACGTTTTAGCTAAGTAAGCTGGAGGAGAATATTCCCAACCTAAATGACTTAATTTTACAACATCGCGTAGTATCCCTAAGTCCATAGGTCTAGATTGTTCACTCATAAGGTTACCATCTTTACGGTAAAGTTTAGATTGAGTCATATTCTTTATGTTCAGCTGTTCACCCATAGCTAATTCTATATTACCAACAAGTTTATCACTGAATAAAGAGGAAATCTCTTCCAATCCTGCAACTGCTGCTGTTATAGGTAAGAAAGCGGTTCTAATGGCAAGACCCAACCCCCCAAAGGCTACCGTTAACCTAGATAAGCTTGCCAACATGAAACCTCCTGTGAGGAGTTCTAAGTTTGACACAACGGCTGCTAGTAAGGGTTCAATAACTCTTAGGATGTGTGCGATACCTTTGAAAACTCTTCCAAAAGTGGCACCTAATTTAGCTAAGGCTTCTTCATTATCCTTGAATATTTCGGATAATGTTCCATAAAGTTCAGATAATCCTTTTTCAAATCCTGAGTTGAAGATGGTTTTAGCAGAACGTTGTACACTTGTTGCAAATTGTCCTTCTGTAACACGTAAACCTTTTAAGGCTAGTTCGTATGCTCCACCTTCGGTAGCAGACTTTTTAAATTCTTTAGCTACTTTTGGTAATACTTCTGCTGAAACAAGTTGACCTTGTTCCATCATTTTGAATAATTCGGCTTCTGAAACATTCAATGCTCTGCTGAATAATTGTACAGCACCCTTGTACATTCAACAACTTACGTAACTAAGTTGCCAATTATTGCCTTCAACCAAACAATAACTTACACACTTCTCAGTGTGGGTAGATCATATCTTATACTACAGCATCACCTGTTTAGCATCCTCCCGTTTCGATTAGCCATTAACTTGCTAACCTACTCTACTCCCTTCCACCAAAAGGTGTGGTTTCGATGACCGTTGATCGTTCTTCTCTTTTAAAGAAGCTTCGATGCTGATTGCCAATATTATTAAGATTTTTAGGGGGCGTTACTACATTTCTGTGTAATATCCTACTTAATACTTAACTTGGGTTTCCAGCAGTTAAAGAGGTTTCTTCATCATTGATTTCGCAATGAGTACCCAGTGTTATTTAGGTAATGAGTCGCCTAGCTGATTTTTTCTTATATTATTCAACAACTTACGCTACTAAGTTGCCAGCACCTTTACGTGCATCTACAGGTCTCCCTGTAAGAATAGACTATATCTTCACCCTCAGCGTTACCTGTTTGGGGTTCCCCATTTCCCACACCAATCGCTTGTGCGGTATGCCTTGTCACAGGACTTACTAGTCGTTGAGCTTTACTCTAGAAAAATTTATCTGAGATTTCTTTGAATCTTATCTTATGTCTGATTCTCTTTACTTCGATGACTTTCATATTATCGTCAGGGCATTGCTTAGCAATATTTATATCGGAAACACCCTTGTTGATACCCTCACAAACAAAATTCACTGTTTCAAAAGAAAAATCTTGTTTAAACTTGTGAGGGATATCGTACAACTTTCTTATGTGAAAATAGGTACTTCCTGTTTTTAATTTATTTATTGCATCCCTAGATGTATTAAACTCTTCTGCTAAATCAGTAGGTTTGTCACCACCCATTAATCTTATACACAGAGTATGTACCAACTCTTCTGTAAAAGATGCGTTATATAGGCTATCACCAAAGTTACCTTCCAGAGTACAACCGTGTTGATTATTTTTAGCTAAAGTAGTCCATTCTAAGTTACTAATGTGGTTGTTAAGCTTATCCCCGTCTATATGGTTAACCGTATCTTTACTTTCGGGGTCATCATTAGGTAACCAAGCTTGTGCTATGAGTCTGTGCAATCTGACATTTTGAGCCTTATTACCGTGACTAGTGCGGACATACCAGTACTCAGGTACACCCCTTAAGTTAGGGGTTAGCTGAGTCTTCTTATCTAACCTGTAAACTTTACCAGACTCTGTTACACCATAATTAGGGTAGTACTTACATTGTCTTACTAATTCATCATCTATATATTGGTCTGCGACTTTAATAAATTCATCGTAGTTCTTTACTTGTAATCTCATTAATTATCTCCCCTAGAGTCTTAGTTGCGGATTGTGTCTATTATTGACGTTATTACCTTACCATAAAAAGTTACTTCTATGTGCCTTATATTATCACTAATACTGGCGGTAGTCAATACCTAACAACATATCCCCGCAATTAGAGGAATTTTACCATTAGTGTTTCCACTAAAAAGAGTCAAAAAACTTGTTTAAAAACAATAACATAACTCTTCTGCCATTACTTTCCCTTTTGACATCCAATACCTTCGAACAAGTACGTTACCTCTTGCCCCGCAAATCCTTATTGCAGCTCTATATCGCTATAGAAGTTGAGACCATATCTTCACCCTCAGCCTTACCTGTTTGGGGTTGTGCGCTTCCACTCACTTGAGTGTACAGATTTCATAAACCTTTAAGGTTCGTTTATCTTGGTCGTTACACCTTGGAAAGAATTACTTCTAACCCTTGGCTCGGCATAATCTACAAGAGAGTTCCACCGAATTCACACAATTTGTTCATGCTTATTACTAAGCAGCCAGACAATAATCGTCTATCTGGATCAAGGCTTTCTGACTTCGCTTCATGCTTTCATCATCTACCTTCAATGCTGTCCCGAACATACTCAATCCTGTGAATAAGTCCTCTTGTTCCGTTTGGGAAATTTTTCCTTTTGATGCAAATTTAAACTTAACGAAAGCGTCTGTAGTATCTTTCAAACTAAGACCCATTTCATCAACTATTCCATTTATGAACATCATATCTTTTGCAGCAGCTTCCGAACTACCACTTGCCGCAAGCATAGATGCCTCCATTCCCTGAAAGTCTTGTCCTACCCGCTTAATAGCAGTAGTCCCTTCAAAAATAGCATATAAGCTTGCATAACTACGAATCATATTCCTTGTTGAATCGGTTAGACCTTTTTGGGCAATGTTAGTCTTCCTTAAACTCTTACGATAACGAGTCATATTTTCACGAACATTAGTCATCTCGTAGCGAAGTTTTCTTAACCCTTCTAAGTCTTTATTATCTACTAAACGTTGTATTTCCTTGTCATACTTACCACTTTCGCCCATACGCCCCGCAAGTTTAAAACCTGCTGTCCTACGTATCATATCTGCCTGTTTATCCATTGCCTCTGAAAACTTACGTTCCTTTTGTTTAGAAGCTTTAAAAGCTTGTAGGCGCTTGTTTAATGACTGCCTGTAAGAGTCTTCCTCTTTCCTACGATCATCTTCCCTTTGTCTTTTTAAAGCAGCTCTACGTTTTTGCTTATCAACCCACCGCTTCCTTTCCATTTCAGAAAGTTTTGCAGACTGTTTAGCTTCTTCTTTGAAACTCTTTTCAAAAACACTTGCACTGCTTTGGGCGCTTTTGTTTGAAAGCTGGTTATTTGGCATAAGAGAACTAATTTTCTCTCTACGTTCCCATGCCTTACGAGCCTTCTCAGCTTGTATTTTACTATCCCTACCGTATGTTGCCTCATCCTTGAGTTTCTTTGCCAGCATTGTTTTGTGTGCTTTATTTTCCACTTTTGCATTGGTTGTAGCACGTTTAACTTGTTTCTTTCCTATACCGTCAAGGAGTTTATCAATCTCTTGAGCACCCTTTTTAGCTTCCTTAGAATCGGTGAGAAACTTTATTACAAATTCTTCAATTATATTAGACATTCATATCTATACCTTATATTATAGAAGGAGAAGAGTTTCCCCTTCTGATTAAAATTAATCTTTTGGCTTAGTGTCCTCATAATGAGCAATTTCATAATCTTGTTGCATTAGCATTTCTTCTTCATAATGAAGGTAATCTTCTATACAAGACTCGTACATAAGCTCATTGTAACTTATGCCATAATTCTTCCATGCATACTTTGCTACAGTGTTTTGGTAAAGTCTTTCTGAGTCTAAAGCAGAGGTCTTTTCCACATGGTTATCCACTATGCGTCTGTGTGTTGCATTACCTTCGACAGAATTCCTTTCCATGATCGGGTTATAGCGTTTTCTGTAAAAAAACCTTTGAAGTTTTCCTCCAACATGAACATGATTAATTCCATAAATAATTCTGGACTACCTTGGAAATCTTGATCTAAGTCTTTATACGTGTTGAAAGTAACACCTTCATCATTACTACAGCCCATAAGCATCTTACTAATAAGCTCATCAATTTCTGGTTTATCCAAATCATAGGCAATCATTTTCATAACATCTTTAAAAGTACTACTCTTCTGGAAAGCTGCATACTCTTCATCAACGTTCTTACTATCTAACATTTCACCCATAACTGGGGCAATAGTTTTTAAAAGCGTACGACTACCTTTAAAAGCATCCATTGTACCAAGTAGTACGATTGTGTAAGTTTTATCTCCGATCTGTTTCTTACGTGTGGGTAATTTCATCATTGTCTCTCGCCTCTATGCCATTTTACTGTTGTACAAAAAGAAAAAGCACCTACCCATGTAGGTAAGTGCTTTGATATAGTTTATCTATTTTTAGAATAAGCCAAAGTTTTTAGCTGTGTCTTTTACAAGACCAACGAAACCAACTGCTTGTTCAGCGTAATCAATATAACGCTCTGCTGTTTCAAGAGCAGTTTCTTCTTCACCATCAGCATTAGTGGTTGTTGATGCTGTTGAAGGTGCTTGTGAGAAACCCTCTGGTCTAGATACGTATTCAACTTCACCAACGTGGATCATATGAGTACGAGTACCCGCCTCTACACCTAAACCTTGAGGTGCCATCTTTTGCAAGTGACAATCCTTAAGTGAGCCAATTAACATACCACCACTTCTATCCATAATGGTTACATCGAAGAATAATAAGTTATTACCATTCTTGATAGCTTCATCCATTGCAGCTAAAGCTAAGTTAACTTCATTGTTGGTTTGTTGAACCTCTATCTCAAGTGTACCCGTCTTATCAGCAATAGCTGTGTAAGCAGGAATACCATCAGCACCAGTAGTTACTGTACTGTTGTCAGAAGTTCTATCCACTGTTAATGATACCCAGCCAGAAATGTTCTGGATACCCGCGAATGCTATTTTTACGTCCTTTGGACTATATACGGTTGCCATTACTTATTTCCTTAGTTGCCAAGTGTACCAGTGATTTCAATCATGTGGATAGCACCACGTAAAGTAGCTTTGAATGTACACTGTTTGAAAATATTAGCCGCTTTGTCTGCTGCGGTGATATTATTAACACTAGGTATCGTGATTTGTGGGTTAGGCATAATAAAATTATGGAAACCTTCATCAACGTAGTTATTAAGAACAGTTCTCACTGTGCCACGGATTTTATTCAAACTTGTTTCATCAAACGCTAAACGACCCTCTTTTTGACGGTTAAGAAGTTCTGTCAATGCAGATTCTAAATCTACTTGAAGGTTGTCACGAGCCACGATGTTCATAGTAAGCTCACCACTTGCAACCTTACCACCATAAGTGATAGAAGGATTTGAAGAGAATGAAGCGCCACTAATTTGAACTTTGTCGTAGAAGTTTACGTTGTTTTTCTTCATGTTTGATACTTGAGTACCAGATAGGTTTTTACCCTCTGCATTTAATGCTGCTGGAATACCAGAAACAATACGCGCGTGGTATGTAACTCTACCCGTGGTAAAAGTAGCAATCTCACCTAAAGCTGCAACTTCTGGGTAAGTGTCTTCTGCTAGGTGATGGTATTCACCCATAGTACGGAAGTACTGGTTATCTTGTACGGTTTTTAAGCTTCCTGCTAGAGTAGTGGCATAAGAACCTTCTTCTGAAGTGGTGTAACGGTAAAGCTTAAAGCGAGATTCTGTTTCCGCAGCCAAATCTTCAATGAAAGAAACACTTTTCTCTTCACATGTTATATAGTACCATGTATCATCTTCTAATGCAATAGCTGCTAACATATCGGCTGCAGATTCATCCACATCACCAGCAGTATCTTCTAAGTTTAAAAGGTTTGTAACAGAAAACCAATCATCATTAACTTTGTGGTCAAGCTCAAGTGTTGCATCGTTACCAGTGCCTACAATAGTAGGAGTGATTTTAGCATTTAAACCTGCATCACCTGTGATTGCAATAACCATTTGGTCAAAGAGAGTTTCTGCTGTGTCAACACCAGTAGCTGTGATAGAGAGTTCTAATGCCGCAGCAGCATCTGCTGCGTTAATGGTTAACTTGTATTCTAAGCCGTCTACCACGTCCTCTGGGGCAGAAATAACAGACTTGCTGTTAATACGACCAACCTTAATTGATTGTGGTCTAGGGGTTTGTGAGAAGCCTCCACGTAACGCTTTATATGCTGCAGAAGTTGATGAGAAACCATCTTCTAATAAAGCATCAGCATCAGTGTATGTACGGATACGCTCAGGCCATAAGTTGTGTTTTGCCGCAAACATTATTCCTTGGAAACCTTGACGACCTACTGTTGCCGTTTCCAAAGAGATGTTAGCAATGGCTAATTGTACACTCATTGATTAATCCTTAATTGGTTAGTTATTATTTTATTGTACTAAAGGTTACAGCCATAGGAGCAGGGTCATCTTCATAATGATCCAATTCTCCGCCTTCGGAGGCTTCTTGAGAAGGTAATCCACTATTAGGTGGAACGGGAGGTAAAATGTTTAAATCGGAATCTACATCTATCTGGTCAAAGTATCCAATATAATCTGTGGAAATTGAATACTCATCGATCACAGATAAGAATATATCGAATGATCTCATTTCCATGTAAGTGTCTTGATAAACTAGATTAGAAGGGACGACATCTGATTTGTTCCTCAATGCCACACTCTGCCCATAAAAACTTTCTAACATAAGTCTGAAATGTTCTACTTCTAAACTCATATGCATTCTATTAGCAATACTATCAGCAGAATTCTTTCTGTTTCCTATAAATTTAATATTTACAGAAACTATTTTACTTGTTTGGTAAACGTAATCATCCCCATCTAGAAAAATATTAGTGATTTCATTACCATCATCTACTATTCTATTGTGTGTCACACTACAGTAAGGATAATCAGGTAAATTAGGTTTTCGATGAGAGCCACCTTTTTCAAAGTTCCTCTCTAACACTATTGCAGGGACTTCTCCACTTGTGCTACCATCAATACTACCTTTCATAGTGGCAAGTTGATCACCTACACTGACAGAAACTATTCGAGCAACTGCCTTTTCTAATTTATCAATATCAATCAACTTTATCTCTCCTATAAAATAGGCCGAGATAATGATTAGGTATCAGACTAATCCCACCTGTAGAATGTCCTGTCCAATTGGCAACATCTAAACAGTAGAATGTACGACCTTCGTAAACTATTTCATCTGCCATCCAATCTTCTAATTCATCATTGGCACGTAGTTCAGAAGGAGATCTTATTTCAATAGCATAAACACTTCGGAAACCATCTGGAAGTTTTAAAGTATTCTTGCCATCACGATAAGGTTGAATATTACATTCTATATCAACTGGATAATCTTCGGAAGGGACTACCTCAAAATCGATATACTGTGTACCACCATCATTTCTACTGAGAGTTTCCACTCGGTTAAACAGAGATATTTCGCTCATAAGTATTTTATCTCCATTGATAATGATGTTTTGTAACCAAAATGATCCATAAGTTCACCTTCATCAATTAAGGGTGTAGGGTTCTTTGTTACAACTAGGTAAGCTGAGTTTCCGAATATTCCTTTTCCATCTTGCATGTACTTTCTGCCAATATCATTTAAGGCATTGTTCATGCTGTAAGTAGTTTTAACATTGAGGTAATTTTTGAATATACCGCAGAAGAATTTAGTTTGATTTAAAGTACCACCTACAATAGGTTTTATTGGGGACATGACATCACGTTTAGGAAAGCTTACATTTAAAGCATCTGCATTAGCATGAATAAAAGCTAAGTTTGCAAAGGTCATATTGTTTCTATTATCCCATTCACCAAAACCTGAAGCATTCGCGGGAAAACCTACATCGACACGTTTACCATCAAGATCCTGAATCTTCTTCTTTAACTTCTTCCAAACTTGATTGTTTCTGTTTTTTCTTATTATTTTTGCTTGCACGAGATTTCCTCCGTGGAGCTTTCTTTTCAGGAATTACTTCCTCTTTTGTTCCATCTGGGTATATTTTTGTAACTCTAATAGTTGCCATTAATATATTCCTTTCTATTCTAATAATTATATAGGTAATCTAACGATTTGTCAAATCACCTATTTTATGCTAAGAGTGTTTAAATATCGTAGTAACGTTTATTCTTTCGTCTATTGGAAAAACAACTGTAAGGGGATTTCCTATACTCTGTTTCAACGTCATATCCATTGCGAGAATCAGGGTTATCTTTTACTCTTTGATACTCTTTCTGAGAAACACCACCAAACAATGCATAACCTAGATCACTTTTTGCAAGGTAAGCTAACGATTCACAAACTATAGCAGGATCATTCTTGAATTTGTCTAGTAGATTTTCCCACCCAGTTGATTCATTGGGTGCAGATTCAGAGTACTCAAGTTGTATTTCGACATCGCCAACCTTCTCCCTACGCCTTGTAATTTCGGTGGTAGAGGAAGCTTGTTCTTTGTTAATAAGCCATTGTAAAGTGGATAAAAGGCTTTCATAGGTTACTATACAAAAGTCTTCATCCTCCAGAGAGTAATTATCAACACTTCGCTGAATAATTTTATTTAAGTTTTCATCAGATATTACGGAAACGGGTAAATCTCCTAGAAGGAATCGTATTTCCTCATTAACATCTGCTATTGTAAATGTCATTTATTTCTCCTAATTAAATTTCTTACCTGTTAGTTTTAAGGTGATAGATGTCACTGGTTGGACTAATGTACCTTAAAGATTGAAATTGGTAATATGTTGCCATTATTATTTCCCTAAAGCTAACCACTTGACACTAGGTTTCATAATGTTAAAATGCCCCCCTTTAAAATAAGGAGACTATTTATGAATTTTGATGTTAAAGAAAGTGTCTTAACTTTTGACAAAACAATCCAAGTCGCTAAAGGAGATAAAACTTTTCCTTATCTTACTTTGTTGAAATTGGATAACTATTGTTACATAGTGTGTCATGTTAAGAACAAAATACCCTCTAAGAAGGAACTTCTTTCTGGGAAAGGATATTCTGAGAAGGGGTATAGTTGGGAAATGACCTCTGATCGGGAATATAACACTATTAAGAAAGGTATCACTTGCTTACAAAATAACCCCGCTCATGGTATTATTACATTCAGCTATTTATTAGGTTATTGCGAGGCGTGTGGTGTTGACCTATTGGATTATTTAGATTAACCCCGCCCTTTACGCAAAAAGACCGCCTAAGAGAGAATGTCCCTTGGCGGTCTTTAAACTCTTAACTTTTAATTATATTAAGCTGAGTATTCATTTTTAAACTTTTTCTTCATGTTCTCAAGTTTAGCATTTTTAGCTAGTGTTACTTTGAAAGATTCAGCATAGTCTGCTAATTCATCTTTATCTTCCATAGCATCAACTTTGTCCCAATCAGGATTATCCACTTCTAAAGTGATTAACTCTTCTTCAACAGGAACTTCTTCTACAATAGTTTTCTTTTCAGCAACAACGTTCTTGAAGAATAACATGATTGCAACTTGACCTTTGATACGAGAAGCCACTTCATCAAGCTGTGCTTCTTCTGGTAAAAAGGTGTTTAACTTTTCACACATGATTCGCATATTAGGGCAATGGTAGAAATCTTTTCCTACGAAGAATGAAAATCGTGAGCTAGTGATACTCTTGTTGAAATCTAAATCTTCGATGAAGAATTGTAACCATTGGTAGAATTGTTTCTTAGTTTTAAAAAGTTTGTATTGTTCTTTCATTTGTTTCCTCTCTGGGGATAATTGTAAGTCACATTCCGTGTAATGACTTTTGGTATTCTTGTTGTAAGATATCCTTTATCTTATGGTAATCTGCGTGACTGTAACATTCTGTCCAACCATCACTGAATTTTTCTCTATCAACTGTAACTCTATCGAACAAGGGTTTCAACATAGCTTCAATTGCAGGAGGAGTTTCTCCGTTTTCAAAGTGATACTCGTCTAAGATAATACCTTCGTAATCTTTACTATTTCTACTTTGATTTTCTAATCGGGTTATTGCACCAAGATTGGTTATACCTACTTTTAGAAAACTGGGTTCACCTGTTAAAGTGTTCAACCATATAGAAATGTAAATACTTCCTGCAAGGTGTGACTTGTAACCATTAGCTTTGCAACAAGGACAACCTTTACCTAGTCTTACGTTACTATAAGCAATAGGGAACGGTTTATTAGTAACAGGGCAGAGGAATCTTATAGGAGTATTGTTATTGACATAGTCATCAATTCTTGTATAAAGTACACCCTTTGCTTTTAATTCGGCATCCACTTCTTCATTAGTAAGTCTTTGTCTTTCACCAGCAAGTTTAGCACTACATTTAGAACAGAAGTGAGCTTTCTTGTATAAAGTTCTAGTACCTAAAGGTTGCATACCATGTTCTTCACAGAACACTTTGACAAACTTTTTGTTGAAATCTTCTCTAGTGACGTGTTCTGTAGGATAATTACGTTCTTCCATTCTAAGTAAAAAATCTTTGTATCTGGTTTCGTTTATCTTATCTTGTTTAACACATCCGCAGGAGGATTTATGTATCTGGTTAGAACTTTTCATAAAGTAAATCTTATTTTTACATTTACATTCTATAAAATAACCTTCTACCCCTTCCCTAGATAAGCCCCTACCTAAGACTAAATTTCCATTCACCAAGTCACCAGAAAAATATTTTAAACGTCTACCTTCTTCAGGTAAAAATTCTATATCTCCTAATTGATAAAACCTATCTACTCTTATGTGGTCACCCTTTTTAAGAGTCAATATTCTTTGTTTTTGAGCACATATTTGGCAACCATTACCGTGTTGGTGGTGATCTGCTACAATAGGGAAATAATCTTTGCATGTATTACAAAACACTTGAATAATTTCTCTCACACCGTTTAAAGATGTGATTTCCGTGTAATCATACTTATCACCGTGGACGGATTTACATTTGTGTATAAAGTCTCCTACTTTTAAAAGTTTTTTGCTTACCCTTATAGCTTCGTTACATTGTTTACAGGGTGTGACAGCTTTAGTGAATAAAGACCCGTGGTAAACTGTACCTACCACTCCATGTTCTTTACAAGTAACCTTTAAATCTTTATCCAACCACTTATAGATATCTACATCATATAAAGGGTAATCTGGGAAAGTATCTTCATACTTTTGTAAAAACTTCTTGTATCTGGTGGGGTGATTGTGTAATAATTCTCTCTTCAAAACTTAGATTCTCCTTTTAGTAATATACTCTTAACCTTATATAGTATACTATTAAAAGGAGAAGCACAAGGCTTCTCTCTCTTTAAAAATGTTTAATCGATTTTTTCAATCGTTTATTAAACTGTGAACGAATATACACAAACCATATCAGATCTCGTATTAACGGCACATAGCGACGATTCACTTTCTATCACTTCTTTACGCTCGTCACCTTTAATGAAAAGGTAACCCTCTGAGATAGCTTCTTCACGATTTGCGCCAGCGATAGTGTCTGAATGACCATATACAAGTTTAAACATATCATCAACACCACGAGGGAAGAAGTAACCAGCGTCTGCTGCAATCTCACCACTTACGTCTTCAAGGTAAGTGATACCCTGCCAGCGAAGTACACGGCCTGTAGAAAGACCACCTAAACGTTGACGTAAAGGCTCTTCTTGTGATGCGTAGTTAGCGAATGCTTCAACGTAGTCAGTGTGGTTCTTAAGCGCTGTGAAAGCATCAGTACCAAGGATACCTACGATTTCATAATTATCACCTAAATCACCAGCTTTATCGAACACATGCTTACGAACTTTTTCAAATTCATCCGCTGGGTTACTTGCTTGGTCTGTTAAGTCATAAGTTGCTGCACCACCTGCTGCACCATTATACATATCAGCATTTGGAATTTCAAACATTGCTTGGAAAGAACGTTGAAGGTTAGGACGAGGATTACCATTTGCATCTACTGCATAAGTCGAACCTTTAAGTGCTTGGTACATAACTTTCTGGTGAAGTTTAGCATGAGACTTTTGAATACGTGCAATAACACGAGCAGCCTTTGAGCGAACTGTCTCAGGGTCTTGTGCTGTAGCAAACTCACGAAGAGATTGTACATCTTTTGGCTTGATAATTTTATCTAATGTGAAGAATGGGATCTCTACCCACGCTGTACGCGCTTCATCATCACCAGCTACTTGACGGTCTGCACCACGAGCAACTGAATACATGTTATCCATACCAGAAACGATACGTTCAAATGCAACAACACTCTCATCAGAATATTCTACATCAAATAAACCCATTTTCTCAAGCATGTTCTCAACACGTGGAACTAGTGTCATTAGTGGTGTAAAGTTCTGTAAACCTTGATCACCTAAGCGTAAATCTGCCATTATTTATTTTCCTTTTATTCTTATTATTGTTGGATTAAACTAATACTTCGTGAGAAGCTTGAGTCTTTTTACCGAATGCTGTAAGCTGTGCTTCTGAAAGTGGTGTATTACCAACTTTTAATTCCTCTGCACGGAAGATAACCCAATCTAGTTCAACAACTGCACGGACAGTAGCTTCGTCACCAGTTGCAACAGCGTCAATTAGGAAATCATCAATTACGTAAACAACGTCACCAGCAGTGATATCTGCATCAGCAGCTTCAGTGAAGTCAGCTTTAAGCAAAGTACCATGAGTCATAGTAGCAGTTTTAGTAACTTGAAGAGTTGTGTTAATCATTGCATCGCCAGTACCTTCACCTTGAAGAGCACGTAATACAACTTGGTTACGAGATAATGTAGCCATTATATTTTTCCTTTATTTATAATTATTATGTTCTGCTAATGCAGGGATTACTTGTTAGCGTTTAACTTTTTAAGATTAATTGCTAATTGCTCTTCGATACTTAATGAGGTAGTATCTGTTTGAGGTAATGCTTCTTCAGTAGTTTGAGGAGCAGCACCAAATTCTTCTTGAATAGTTTTCATTTCAGATTGAAGTGTTTCTTCTTTTGCTGCGAACTCTTCTTGAGCTACAGTAAGAGCAGAAGTAGCTTCTTCAACTTTACCAGTTAACTCATTAACAGCCATATCAGCAGAAGCGATAACAGTGTTTAAAAGTTCTTTGTATGTACCAGATACTTCATCAGAAAGTAACACTGATACTAAAGACTCTTTACAATCAGCAGCCCATACGCTAGAATCTAATTTAGCTTCAAGTTCTTCTTTTGCAGCAAGTGCTTCTTTAGCTTTATAATTTGCTAATTCTGTAGAAGCTTGTTCTTTTTCTGCTTCAAGAGCGGCTAGTTTTGTTTTGATTGTTTCAAGTTCTTGAAGTTGAGCTAATTGTTCAGCATCAACACTAGAAGCTTGCTCTGTGTTCTTCGACATTAAGATTTCCTCATCAGTCTTAGTTAATTTTGCAGCTACTTGTGTAGTGCCTTGTTGTTGCTCAGAGGTGATAGAGTAACCACCCAAATAAGCTTGGAATTCATCTTCTTCCATGATTTTATCGATTAAACCTAGTTGTAAAGCTTTCTCTGCTTTGAACATTCTGGCCTGTGTATCACGGACAGTTTGAACAGAAATATTACGCATGTTAGCTACATGGTTGGTAAACTTGATATAAAGGTCGTCTACACTTTCCTGTAAATCTTCTAAGAAACCTTTACGGAAACTGCCATCATCTTCAAATGGAACTTTTTCGCTACCAGCAGTGATGAATGTACGTTCAATACCTTCTTTCTCAAGTTGTTTACTGTTGTTGGCAAGAGAAATCACTACACCAATAGAACCTACCTCTGCTTCTGGATTAGCAATCAACTCGTGACAAGCCGCAGCTAAACCCATACCAGCAGACGCTGCCATACCATCAATGTAACCTACCAAGCGGATCTTATTGTCATCTGCAATCTTACGTAACTGGGTTGCCGTAAAAATCATTCGATATGCCTGACCGCCACCGCTGTCTAGTTTCATCAATACAGTTTTAACACCTTCCTCAGCAAACTCTTGCATTTGAGAAAGTAAACTTGTGTAACTACAACCACCGCATAAAGCTTCAAAACCATTAGGTTTATAAGTTGTCGGACCTTCTACTCGAAGAATACCAATATCTTCCGAAATGTTAAGATACTCTTTACCTTCATTGAAATCCTCTGACAAAAGAAGTTCTTCTTTATATGCGTTAAGGTTTTCTCTGTTTTCAAGAACTTCTGATATTTCTCGGAATTTAGATTCTAATATGAGTTGAGGTTTTTCTAGGATTGATTTACTAAAGCGGGGGAGTTGATGAGCTTTCTTTTTAGCCATTACTCTTCCTTTTATTATTAGTGGAGACAAAGTGATTAATAAGAATTGATTAATAAGAATTAATCCACTCTATCTCCTTTATTGTTACATTATAACATAGCATTGCAAATAACACAACACTTAACATATTACGCTGCATTTTCATTGTTAACATCTGAATTATCCTGTGCATTGTTCCCAGATCCTGATGTACCACCATTATCTTCTCCTTGATTATCCTGTATATCGAAAAGCATCTCTCTTAACACTTCCGCAGGTGTATCAATTGGAACACGGTAATCCACATCCATCATATCAAGAACATAGTTTATAACGTCTGGGTGTGCTGGAAGGATACTCTTTGTACGTGAAACAAGCTTACCTGCCTCATCAGCAGAAATCTTCTGAACATTACCCGCTTTCCACTTAGGCATATCCGAAGCTTTGTAATCCCAATTGTTAAGTTTCATTAACTTAGGGAAAATTTGCTTATTCCACATGTCATCTATGATCATAGTGTCTAATTCAACAAAGTGAGCTTGAATAGAAGATTGACCTTCTAAAAGGTTGTAACTTCCGCCACCATTTTCACCTGATAACATATTCTGACATGCGAAACAGTTGTAGATTGCACGTTTACGTTGTTCTACTAACTCTATGATATCGAAGTTTTTCCCGCTTCCTTCAATACCTAAGAATTGAAGCTTAAACTGTGCAGCACCAGAACCATTTTCAGAATGTGTATCTGTTGGAAGAACGCAATAACTTTGATCACCAGCATGTAAGTTGGCAAGGTTGTCTTTCAATTGTTCAACCATTCTAGCTTCTGGTCCCGTTGGATTATCAGAGGCAGCAGCTAACAATGAACTTGGAGCACCAAGAACAGGCATACCAGCCATATCCTTTTGAACACCAATCAATGTTAAATCTTGTAAAAGTTGTTTCTCTTTCCAAGGGATATACGCTGAATCAAATACTGAGATTCCAGCAGGTTGAGTTGGAGTTGATGAATATGAACAATAAGCCACTCGGTTAAAGGGAATAGATTGCACACCTGCATTACCTTTGAATCCATTGAACCCTATTGAACGAATGCCATCCACACCTTCAAAAGCTGATTGCGATTGATTCAAAGAGGTTATTCTATCTCCATTAGGAGTAGTCGCCCAAGGAGTGATCTTATCTAAAGTGAGAGGATGGATATAGGCAAGTTTTTTAAGCTTCCGCTTATCCTTCCATTCTGCATCACCATTTTCAAACACCATCTCAAAAGGAGACCATCCATCACGGATCATTGCAGCAGAACACATACCCACAACTAAAGGAGTTTGTCCAAAAAGGTTTTCCATGTTATATTCAAGGAACTCTTTGATGCGAAGTGACTCTTCTGAGTTTACATCATATTTGAACTTACCTTTAGCTTGAGCTTTTGCAACAGCCATACTCCTCGCAGAAAAACAAGTAGCTATTGCATCATCGTTTAACATTTGCTGGTAAGTGGTTAGTCGTTGCGTCCTACTGAGTTCCCAAGGTTTAAGAATAGCAATTTGACGCTTGACAAACTCTATTGCTGCAGTGGATAATTGTTTATTAGAGGAACGTTGTTCACGAGTTGAATTTGGGGGAGTGGCATTTGTTGCAGCCATGTTAGCACGTTGAGAAGAAGTGTTTTTCTTCCGTCTGCGCCTAGTCTTATTAGCCATTGTATCTCCTGTTAGGAAAGGAGAACATTTCTCCTAAATGTAGATGTTTCCGCAATGTTATATTATTACGGAAACTTTATTAATTCTTGTTATAAGAGATATTATAACACAAGGGGTTTGTTTTGGCAACAGAACCCACTTCCCGTCATCGGATAGACTTGCGGTAAGAGGTGTAAGCTGTTGGAGAAGTGGTGTCTGGGAGGCTGTAGACGCGGATTACCCTTTCTTTGGATAGGAAGTTGTAAGCCGAAGCTATAGCATCTGCAAAGTCATCCTTTTTGGTTTTGGTTGATCTTTCACCATCAAAGTTTTCCAACTGTTTCATTATATGGTTGTAAGTATTCTCTGAAAAAGTAGACTTAACTATCTTAATCAAACCATTCTCTGCACTTGTTGCAAAAGGTAAGAATTTGGTAAGTTTATTCTTTGTGATAGGCATAGGATCTTTTTTATAAATATAACCCTCTTCTGCAAAATACTTAGCTTGTTGTGCCCATAATGCCTTACCCGCAGCAGCAGGGTCTTGCGGGGAAATAAGGTAAACTTCTGAACCGTCAAATTCAGCTTGCTTCAACATTACTCTATCCCTCTCACCAGAACTGAGATACATTGCACCTTGGATGTCATCTACTTTGTCATAAAAGTCTTCGTGATAGTCTCCCATTAAAGTATAATACCCATCTTTACTTTTGTGCATTTTTATACTTACTGTTGGATCGGGATTCTTATTTGACATAGTTCTTTCAGATGCTCCGAAATCGTATGCCCTAACAGTGAGACCATCCGTAGGTACTTTATCTACGTGGTCTATCCAATCACGCTTAAAGTATTTACTCCCGAATGCAAATTCTGCCCAACAACCATGTAAAAGTTGAGCTTTATCTATTTCATTCAAACCTTCTAGGAAGCCGAGGTACGCTGGGTTGCTCTCAATCATCGGAGGATTATCATAAATATTTGCACTCACGAAACTGAAAGATAGTATTAAGTTTTCCCAATCTTTTTCAGGGATATCAAATCTTGTACCTAATTCTTCTCTGGTTTCTCCCCATACATATTCACCGTCTCTTTGTAGGAAATACCTAACTAAACCATCCTTTTTAGGGTCAGGGTATCCGTCCTCTGTCAAGTAGAATGAGATCATTTTCTTAATCTCATGAGAGGGTGACGGGTTACAAGAAATAACCATACGGGAAAAATGTTTTGATTGTGATCTGAGTCGAGACATGAAGTATTCTATCTGACTCCATTCGAATTGTGTCAATTGTGTTCAAAGATGTTTGCAAGTCATCTTCCGCCTATTGTGGCTGCTCTATGTCGCCATAGAAGTTCAGACTATATCATCACCTGTTCTAGGTGTCCCGCGCTTCCACAACCATTAGCTTGTTGTGTACTCCTTTTCAGGATAGTCGTTGCACGGTCTCTTTCGAGCTTCGCTCAGGATTACCTACTAGAGGCTTCCCCTGAATTCACGGGATTTGCTAAATGTATTCCTACATTAAGGGGCTACAATTAACCCTCATCTATACCAACAAAAGTCCATTGCAAACCTTGGGCATTTAGTTTACTTTGTTCTACATTTTCTGCTTGTTGATATTTTATCTTGGCACCATTATAACTACGCCTACCTTTCTCATCTTTAGTAGGAAATATAACTTCTAGGTCACCTGTTTTAATCTTTGGTCTTATATTATGAGGGAGCTGATTGTATATTCCACAACCTGTACTAAATATACCACCTGCACCTTTTATCTGGGGATTAGTTCTACGGAACATTACCATTTCCGAATTGGGGTCATCTATTAACATTAAAGGGATCATTTGCAATAGATAACTTTTTCCTGAACCAGCCATTTTCAGGATCGGTTTTAGAGGCGTTACTCTCTTTCCACAGTTTCCTGTGTTGTCGGATCATATCTTCTATGTTATAACATAGCCCTACGTTTGGAAGTCACTTGACTCCTACATCGTTACACTCATCACGATTGATCTCTACACCCATGAATTTAATCATTCGGCTCGATATTAGCTTATGCATCACACTTAGCCTTCATCGAATTAGCAGGGTTATTTAATGTGGAACCACTGGATTTTTAAGCTCCACCTATAATTGTCACCTGTGTATCAGAAGCCCTTTTAAGAATAAGAGCTTGCTTCTCGCTGGCGGGTTTGAAGAGCGGTTCACTCTTCTTTTTCTTTGTCATTCTTTTTATCCTTTATTAATCTATTATATTTAATACCTAATTCTTTCCTTTTACTTTGTACTGTTGTTCTTGATAAGTTTAGTAAAGATGAAACTTGTTTAGTAGTTAAACTTGTATCTTTTATTAAAAATAATTCAGCTTCTGTCCACTCTCTTTTGGAAACCCAAGACCCTTGTTTTACAGCAGGAATATTAAGTTCCCTTCTTTTACTAGTTACACGAGTTAAAGGGATATTGAATTTTTCCGATAAACTGGAATCACTTTCTATACCTAGTAAGTTTACAAGTTCTTTAGAGAGATTATATTCGGGAGATTTGAATTTGGGGATTTTTAATAACTTCCTCCTATCACTTATAGAAGAAGTGGATATACTTATAAAATTAGACAGGTCTTTATCAGACATAGTACCTAGTAGGTTATCGTGATCTGTCCAATCGAACTTATTAGCTTTTACGTAGGAAGGTATTCCTGCCCCTTTTCTTCTACTGGAAACTATATCAATACTGGTACTTGTCTTTTCCGCTACAACTCTATCGGGATACTTTCCTAAAAGTTTATTCCATCCATCTTTCCATTTAACTTTAGTTGCACCATCACCTCCTAATGTGATATTATACCCATTAGGTGACACAGTGTTGAATTTTTCTATGGCCTTCACTTCTAACTCATCTATGTACTTGTCTTCTCCACAAACTAGCAAGTCGAAGATAAAGGTATCAGACCCGTACTTCTTAATTGCACTTTTAAGGACACTGCAGTTAGTATTCATACTTTTGTGCTGTGACCATCTTCTTTCAGGATCTATAGTAACACCTATGTACATTTTATTGTTTAAGGTGTTGGTAATCTTATACAACCACTTCAAAACATCTCCTCATAAAATTAACATTATTAAACTATTCCCATTACCCAATACTACCACACCATCTCAACAAAGTCAACACCTCCACTTGCAACTAACCTTACGCCAAAAAGCAGCTATCCTCACAAAAGAATAATTTATAAAAGTTTTTACTTTACAAAGTCCACACTCTTTCATAAGTTGTTTATAATATTTGTGAATGGTGATCTTATCATAACCGTCCAATCCGTGAGAATGTCTATACATCTGGC